GGTCGATACCAGGAGGAGTTTGACTTGAGCGATGCAACTCTCATCGGCGGTTTACAGATGTACTCGACGCTCTTTGCACTCCAATCGATGGGTTGGTGTTGCGAGGAAGACGAAGAGGAGGAGGAGGAAGAATTTTAAATGCGTGATCGGGACAAATTAAACACCGCTGTTCTTCAGGATCTGGCGGATCGTTCGGTGTGGGACACGCGGCAGCGCATGTTCTATGAGATGCGGCACCACGGGTTGCGGCGGAAGAACAAACCGTGGCCCGGCGCATCTGACGTTCATTTTCCGTTGGTCGATACGACGATCAGCGAACTCAAACCGGCGTATTTCCAGCAGTTGTTTGCCACCGACTTAATTGCACAATTCATTCCCACATCGCCCCAGGTAGCCGAGTACACGACTGCCGCCGCCCAGTGGTTCGATCATCGGGTGAAGCAGAAGACGAACCTCGAGACGGAGGTTCTTTCGGCGGTGGATGCCATGTTGATGTGTGGCACCGGGGTGTTGAAGGTGCTTTGGGATTACTCATCGAAACGGTTGAAGTATTACACCGTCGATCCCCAGCACATCGTGGTTCCCGCCTGGACGCGGGACTTGGCCGATGCAGACCGGATTTGTCATATCAGCGTTTACTCGATTGAATCGTACAAACGCCAGAAGCACCTGAAGCAGGACAAGGCGATCCTCGACCAGATCGTTGGCAGTTACGGTGAGGATTCCGGTGACATGAACACCGAGGCGGCGAAGTACGAACGCGAAGGACTGACATTCCCCGAGAAGGAAAAGATCATCGTCTGGGAGGTTTATTATCGCTGCCCGGACACCGGTCAGTGGTTGATCTGCACCTACTCACCGACATCCCCGGACATCGACCTTCGTCCGACGATGAAGATTCCGTACAACCATGGCAAACCGCCGTTTGTCATTTTCAACTACGAGATCAAAGACCCGGGCTTTTATTCGAGCCGGGGAGTGGTCGAGTTGCAGGCGATCTTTGAGGCGGAACTGACCAAGTTGATGAACGAGAAGAATGACGCGATGACGTTGTTCAATCGTCCGTTGTACCGGGCCGAGCGGGATATGCCAAACAGCGGCAATCTCCGCATGACACCTGGCAGCATCCTGCCGTATGGGATTCAGCCGGTGACCCACCAGTCTCCGCCGATCTCGTTCGACACCCAGATGAATATCATGCGCGAAATCGCGCAGAACCGGGTCAGCACACCGGACTTCGGCCTGACTCAGACGTTGCAGAATACGGAGCGCAGGACGGCAACGGAAATCCAGGCAATTGGCGGGTTATACCAGCAATCGAGCGATTTACGGATGCGAATCTTCCGAATTGCACTGGGCAACCTGTACCGGATGAGTTGGTCGATCCTGCTGCAATACGACAAGACCAACCTCGACTACTGGTACCTCGACACGGCGCAGCAGGTGCCACAGGAGGCGTTGCACGAGCAGTACGGCATCCAGCCCACCGGCAGTGCGGACGGCGTCAACAAGCAGTTGTTGATGCAGAAAGCCATCACCCGGTTCCAGATGTTCGCCAATGACCCGTACATCGACCAGGGCCAACTGCGAAAGACGATCCTGGAGAGTGATGACGCGACACTCGTCAAGCGGTTGTACGTTGACCCGATGATGGAGCAGGCCAACCAGGCGGAGGATCAAGCCAACGAGATCACGTTCCTCCGGTTGGGTTTCCCGGCGGTGGTGAAAGATTCAGACGATCACCTGGTACACATCCAGACGGTCATGGCATACATCACCAATCGGGCCGACACCGGCGCACCACCGGAACCGGCTGAGGGACAATTCCTCGAGCAACACATTGGCGAACATTTGGAGAAGCTGAAGGAAGCCGACCCGAAGACCGGTCGTCAGGTGGAGAACGAACTAAAGAATTTATTCGCCCAGATGCAGCAAGCGGTTGTTGCCCAGGCGGAACAACAAAATGTGGAGTCGATTGAAGAACCGGTGGCGGCAATGGAAGCAGTTCCGCCAGGTGTTGCAGTGGTCTAATCCGCCCGAGTGGACGAATGAACATGCTGCGAAGTTGCAGACGTTCATGAGTAGCGAGGTCGGAGTACAGTTGAAGTACCACCTGCGAAACTTGCACATCCAAAATTGCGACCGGCTAATTTCATCTCCAGCAGACCTGGCGTATCACGCCGGTCACGCCGCCGGGTTCAAATCCGCGTTGGCGACACTGGACGGGATGGCATCCATCGTGAGTCAACCCGACGAACCAGTGGTCGGGGTGACCGATGACCTGGAGTGGATGCGTCAGTCCGCATGAATTTATGTCTGAAGTAGTAGCAGATAAACCAGTCGAGTTGGACGTTGAACGCGAGCAACTGCTAAAAGCATTGGCCGATGCCGATGCTTCCGCGTTTGACACTGCGAACATTGCCCCGGTGCCGCAGGCCGAGGAACCCGATCAGGAATCAGTTGTGACTGATGACAAACCCAGTGAGGTAGAACCGGAGAAACCGGCGGACGATGATTCGTCCGGGGAGGACAAGCCCGAGAAGACTGATGACGAGGAGAAATCCTCATCGAAGTATGCCCGGGCGAAAAAGACGCAGGAGCGGGCCAACAAGACCTGGCGTGAGGTCAATGCCGAGAAATCGGCAGTGAAGAAAGAACGCGAGGAACTGGCGGTTCAGCAGAAAGTGTTGAAGGAACAGCAATCCAAGTCGCTGGCCGAGATCGAGCAAAGATCGGCGCAGAGTCGTTATTCACCCGACGAATACGAGGCAATAGCCAAAGAGTTCGAGGATGAAGGCGACCACGCAAACGCTGAAGCTGCAAGAAAAGCGGCGGAGCAGGCGAGGAAAGCGGTTGCCGACCAGGACGCAAAGTCGCAGCAGGCCAAGTTCGTTTCCAAGTGGGACGCGAACTGGAAAGCGGCGGCAAGCGAGCATAAAGACCTGAACGACCAGAATAGCGAGCTATTCAAGATGGTCGGACAGTTGCTTGAGCGCAAGCCCGTCCTGACGCAGTACCCCGAAGGCATCACCGATGCCGTCGAAGGTGCGACGATGTACCTCCAGGCTAACCGGGCCGAATCACTGGAAAAACAGGTCAGCGAACTTAAAAAGAAGGTCGCTGAGTATGAAGAAAAAACACAACTGAACGGCAGCCAACCCGGCGGCAACGTCCTCGAAGTTGAAACTTTTGACAATTTACCGGTCGATCAACAACGGTCGGAATTGATGAAAGCGATGCAGGCGGCGGATGACACCGGGGTTGGCATGTTCGCAACTAATTAGGAGATAAAATATCATGGCAGGAACGACGTTATCAACGACCTCTGGCATTACTGACCAGATTCAACGATATTTCGACAAGAAGTTACTCACACAAACGCTCAAGACAATTGTTCTTGATCAGTTTGCATTTAAAGCACCGCTACCCGGTAAAGCCGGTCACAAGACGGTGAGGTTCTTCCGTTACCCGGAATCCGCAACAACGGATGTCCAGACAATGACGGAAGGAACGCTGTTAACACTTGGAAACTCCAAGCAGTTAAGCATGGTGACAGTGGATGTTACGCTCGCGCAGTACGGACAGACGGTCACGATCAGTGATCTGCTTTCCGCAGTCGAACTCTTCAACACAATGGAGCAGGCGACTGTCCAGAACGGACAGGATGCGGCACTGAAAGTTGACGAGTTGCTACGGAACATTCTGGGCGATTCGACGGCAATCAACCTGCGCTATGCAGGTGCGGCGACAGGTTACTCCACAGTGACCGGGACAGATGATGCCATGACGGCATTGGACATCCTGGATGCGGCGACCGAGTTGCGCGTGAACAACGCTCGTCCGAGTGGCGGATACTTCACGGCCATCATGGCACCGGAAGTCGCCCGCGACTTGATGAACGACGACGACTGGTTGGAGGCCAGCAAGTACGGCAGCCCGGATCAGTTGTTCAAAGGCGAGGTGGGCCGGTACATGGGTGTGCGCGTGGTTACCACGACCAATCCGTACAGACAGGTGACAACGACAGGTCAGCACACTTACACCGCAGCGGGTGACGTTTACTCCACGTTCGTGGTGGGCGACCAGTCGTATGGTGGTGTGAACCTCTCGACGATGAGTGCCTACTCACCGAAGATGATCATCAGCCAAGGTGCGGATAAATACGATCCACTGGCTCAGTACACCACGGTC